CTCCTTTCCTAGCTTTCGCTAGGGGTTGCTCAAGTTAATGAGCACAGCGGTTTCCCACTGCTGCCAAGATACACTCGATCCATTAAAGAGTGTATCACGGGGCATGTGATCCCAATAGGGAGTACATCGCAGCTTCTGATAGTAAAAAACTCGATCATGCCTGATCGCTATTTTACCATCACTTAGTTCGCCACGTAGGAAGCTTAAATACAACCCCGATGGGTTATAGATAAGCTTCTTTGATCTACGGGGGACACGGATCATGTCCCCTACAAAGTGAATATGCTTTGGGCGTGCACGGTAAACTCTATAGATTATAGAGCCATTCCGATCACGCTTTGGCATATTCTCAATGTAAGCAGAGGGAACACATATACCAGAATCAACGTTCTCATCAAACGGTACTACGATCTCGCGGTTGCGAGCCCGTAGACAGCTGACGAGAAATTGAATAGCCCTTCGCAGGGCTATGCCGGTATATGCAGACCACCTGTTTAGTAGATTAATGGCGACAAAGATATCCTGTTGCGACCGCAACTGTTTAACAAAAACAGAACGGGCAGGTTGGCCATAAAACCAATCTGCGCCACAGGACTCTCTGAACGGACCTTCAAAGAAGGTCTTCGAGCTGTTCATCTCGCAACCAATGAGGCGAAGGAGACGAGCCACGTATGGGAAGACAGAAGTCTTCACAACGAGGTCATCTCCAAAGCAACACCAGTTGTAATCTGAACTGCTATTCACGGCGGGGAAACCCGCTACTGAATAGGCGGCCCGAATGAGACAACTAAATATGATCGTCTGCAACGGGAATGTAAAACCATTACCCATTGTAGAAATCATAAATAGAGGCACGTCCTCTCCATCAATCGTTGTTTTCCGAGAACGTAACTCTAGGAGGGTTTGGAAAACCCACTTAGGGAGACATTCTTGGAGCATGCGAAGCGATAGAGAATCTGAGGCAGAAGATAGATCAATCGTAGAGAAAGATCCATCCTTTGACCCCAAACGTGCCAGCAGGCGATTCTTCGAAGGCTGAGAGTCGAAGTCTATATGAAATAGACGACGAAGCCGGTCTTCGAATAAAGCGCCGAGCCCCAGTTGATAGAACATATTAACCGATGGCTCGACGCAAATCATCCTGCTCACGTCTCGCGTTTTAGGCACGAAGCTGCACCTACTACTATCGACTACCACAAAGTCACCAAAATGGTCGCGGCGGTAGCAATCCGCCTCAGACCACAGATGGAACTTTGAAAGGTAGGAGCTATACATCTCGTATAGCATAGGAGACGTTACCGTCAGCTTGGAGCTAAAGAGTTTAGCATACATGCTATTCCCATTAGCGCCAATCGCCGACCCCGGTCCTACACGGCCATGATCAAGAATTTGATCATAGCTATGGAAGATCGGTTCAGAATCATGAAAATGGAAGAAGGAATACAACTGGGATACAAATTCACCCCAGAGTAATCTATCTCCCTCATCATGAAACTGAAGGCTCCAGTCCCTGCACTTTTTATTTGATGCAAGGAACTTCTCTTTCGCCGCTCGATCAGCATCACTAGAATCACTAGGAATCCATTTACGGATTACATCGTGAACTAAAGATGCTGAAACAAACTGCTTATAAGAAGCGTCTGGTGGCAACTTGCTAGGGGCTACTGGCCCCAAGGGCAAGAATGCACTAACGTCATCTATAATAGCACAATAAAGAGCGTCGGGACGAGTGTCCACTAATGCCTCCATTGTCTGTCCTAACTAGCTGACAACCACGGAGGACCACTTTAGTGGTCCGCCGCAGCCATCAACTAGCCTCTACCGTTATCTAACGGTGATGCTCCTATCTCTAGGTCATCGCCGAAAAGATATTGCTAATCACGAGGAGCACATACTTAGCCGTTCCTTTAAGGAACGGCAGGTTCTGCGCAGCCACGAGAGTAGCAAGAACGGCGCTATGATGATCCGCAAACCACTGTTTGACCTGATTCATCAGATCACACCAGTGACAAGCGTATCACCAATTGATGCGGAAATCGAATTCAGACTTCCGATCAAAAGGCTCATAGCAGCGCGTATATTAGCCGCGTCCGCAGTGTCGGCACCAGCTGGTACGTCAATCTCCAGACGTGCTTGAAGCACGGCTGCAGCCTGACCGGCCAGAGGGGTGACGCCCTTTCGGACGAGGATCTTATACGCGTTCCGAGGGACAGAACGAAGAACGCCAGTCACCGGATCGACCACGCCTAAGGCCTTAAGGGTCTGAGGACGTGAAAGAGTCACGGTGAACGGCCGAGACGGCGAAGACGCCGCGTCGACACCAGTCTGCGTGCCGCCCAAAGCGGTCACTGCATACTGTTTGCCGGCGCTTGTCGGAGCCGTATCGGAGGCGATGGTATACGTCGGAGACGTAAAACCAGTCTGGGCACCGCCCGTAATGGGCGAAGTGAGCGTAAAGCTCATATGAGTGTTACCTTCATTTAAAGAAAGGGACTAGAGGAAGTGAGCCTCCAATAACTAGAGCAGCGATGTTCTCCCAAGGCTTATCCGATAGCGGTATTTGAAACCGCGGACTCGGATAATAACCACCGGGAGGACTAGCTGACCTAGTAAAGGAGACCACACTCTGACTAGAGTCACCGCCATAAAGAAAACTATCTACCGTAAGACCTGTCTGGGGATTAATAGGGTAACCCGTAATAGCGTACCGATATTCCTCGGTATTCTCGTTACGAGTCGTCCAATTAGTCCAGGCAATGTCTCGCTGGCAGAAAGTATAAGCTTTAATTACATCACCAACATTGGTGAAGTAATCGACTAGGAATGAATAAGGTAAGAGGTCCCATGCCGTTGTCACGAAGTTCTGAACTGTAGAAAGTTGCAGAACGTCGAGAACCGGCACGCGACCGTTTACAAGATTCACTCTGACAGCCCCTTTAACCCGTTCTTTGTACACGGCTTTCACAGTCCGTATACAAGTAATGGGCTGAGGAAGACCAGTAGGGTTGTAGTTATTACTACTACCCAGGTAGGGAGCACCAGCATGGACATTGAAGGGCACCTCAGGTAGGAATTTAGAACGATTTCTAAGACCTACATAGGCGTCAGCAATGTCTAAAGCTAGAGGCTTCCAACCAAAGGTCCACTCAAGGTAGGCGTCAGCTAATGCTTTCGGAAGAGAAGGTCTATTCCTACGGTATACATTACGGAGCCTCTTTAGCTCCGCATAGTACCCGAGGATTAGATTCCTCATCGATCGCATCGGCCTAATCATGCTTTCGACAGTCTCACGATACTCGCCAAAATCCTGCCCAGACTCAACAGAGCTCTGAGCAGAAATCATGGCGTCGTAAAACTTTCGAAGCAGGCGGTTGTGAACATCGGTCACAGTGGAGCCCGGCACTGTATTAAGAGTGGGTAATAACACGGGTGGATACCCGTACCACTCTCTAACAGTATACACGGTAGGAGATGCGTAAGCATAATGAGTCGTCCCTTGTGAAAGAAACGAACCCTTCAGAGTGTATTTAGTACCACTACAATTAGTAGTAGCACTAGCACCCCGACGGATTTCATTTCTCCACTGAGGATTTCTCACCCCAGAAAGACTATTCAACGCACCAATGTGCGAAGGAGAGTCTTGAGAGGAAGAATATGACATTACACCATTCGGAGGACCACTGTTATTAGCAGAGGTCATCGAAGATGTATAGCCTACATTCTCCTGTCTGGAATAAGCGCCACCGTTTTGCGCACCTACACGAACTTTACGTGGATGAATCACCACGGGGTTCGGTAAGTACGGACGTTGGCGCGGACCATGTTTAAGCATCTTTACTCCTTAAAGTGATTGAGGTAGGTTTCAGGGTGTACTACTCCCTGAGGTTACCTGGCCCCAAAGAGAAAGTCCTGTACATTAATCGACGGAAGTACCGCCATAGCTAGAAACCTCAGCTTCCGCAGAGGTCTCTTTCATGGCGCGCACTACGAACCGTCTCATAAGTCCAGGTGAGCTCAAAAGCTCATTCTCGGATCCATCGAACCATCTAAGGCACATCCCCCGAATATCGGGAAATGTAACAAAGATGGAACGACACTCGCTAATTGACATTGAGTCAAAAGGCTTGTGAGAGACTTTCATAGTGGGATACTCCGTAGGTTAATGATGGACAGTACTCACCCACAAGGTGAGTGAGAGAGCCCGAAAGGGC